GGGAATAATTCAACTTATTGACACCAGGTATAGTACTAATAATACGTGGATCCGTAATCTTACCATAAGCTTCAGGTTTCTGAAACGTTTCGATTGGGTTATTGACAAACGATTTAGCCAACATAGCAGCTCGCCGTAATATGGCTTGCTGACTGGGTCGGAATTGTCGCGCAAAAACCTCATCGAAATCAGAAGGGTGGTGTGTCATAGCTTCCTTCTCAGGAATGAGGTGGGTTACAAACTCCTCAATGTATTTCATATGTAAAGGCGTCGCGAACACGGCTGATTGTTGCACATCCAAAATCCGGCCCTGAACAGCGGCACGGTCATTAGCTTTACATCGATCAGGCGCATAGCAGCCTAACATAAGGGAGTCATAAATGGGGTAAGACTCGGTTTGGCGTCAGGGTCAAACTGAGGTGGTTGAAATTGGAACCGAAACACTGAACGCTCCACAGGGTAAATCACATCAGGTACCCCAATGTGGCCGAGATTATGATACTCGACCAGAACTGAGGCACCCTCTTGATCTACACCTTCGATAGCGGTCTTTATAGTGGCAGGTGTGAGAGCAACTGCGCCAATTCGAGCCATAGTAGACAATGTATCGTCAGACTTGGCTGGTATAGTGGCACAATTGTAACTCCCAGCAACACCAGTCGATTTAAGTAAACCACCTTTCTTGCTGATGTTTAATCGCAGGAAGGTGGTGTCACTACCGTCAACTCTGACGGCTGGCTTCAGTCGTCGTAAGGTGCTACCACTAAAAAGGGTTCGCAAATTGAAGTAAGTTGTCCAATAGGAACGTATAAGTGTAAAGAACACAATTTGGTGATCTTCATCAGTGAGGCGGCGGTCAACGTTGTACACAGCGTGCCGCTTGCCCCACCAGTGAGAGCTTTCCACATTAACAATGTCATCTCCATAATTCCACACAGGGTGGTGGTAGCTACCACCGCCATTAACAAGGTACGTGACTTTGTTATCGGCATCAAAAGTATAACTATACTCATTAGTGGTGGAAGCTACCTTACTAGGTTGGAAAGTGCTAACAAGATACGATCGTGGGAAGTCTGCCAACATAGCAGGCATATCACAATACATATCAACATCAGCGAGACATATCAGGTCATTAGGTTGCGGGTCATATGCTTCAAAGGGAACTGTCAAATCTTTACCCCAGAAAAACGTGCGACACCCAGCCCGGGAGAGTCGGACGTCAGCAGCAGATTTCTGGTAAAAATAAGGGCGGCGGCCAACACTCTTAGAAAATGCATCCATATGAGGAGGCATCATTACGAGTGCGGGCAGCGTGAGCATGTGTATGAACTACAGGTGGTTTTGACTCAACTGACATAGCCTTGAGAAATAGTGATCGCAATGTACACGGCGTGTCCCTGGGCTTACGCCAGGTAACAAAGATAGAAGCCATGTAACTAAGATACGTATTTCCAAGAGGACTATGAAGCGTGTTGATAACAAAACGAACAGCCTGCACGATAGTATACCACTGATCAAACGTAACGGCCAGTAACAAACCAGCCACAACAGAAACAGCACATCTATCGTAATGGCCCAGGCAACCATAACAGCCAAGGGCAAAAGTAAGGACACATTCACATAACCTATACAGCCATCCCAATGGGACAGAACTAGCATTAACAACCAATACCAAACTTTGCATAATAACAAATAGATAACTAGACTCAAAGTCAAAAACGGCCCCAAGAGCAAGTTTCTCAGCAATATGACATTCATTTGGTTGCGGATAAGCAGAATACATTAT